TAATATATTTTTCAAACTCACTTTTTAAGTTAAACAAAATGGCACCAGAACCAATAAATGGCTCTACGTAAATATCTTTATTTGTTTTTCTTTTTATTTCTTCAATTAAAGGAACAATAACATTGATAAACTTAAATTTTGATCCACTATATCTAAAAAATCTTTTATTCATTTTTCTCCTTTACCATTCATCTAATTCAATTTTATTTGATTTTTCCAGTTCCCATCCAATAGCCTTTGTAATTGTTTCAAGAGGCGTCATAATATTTTTATTCCAGCTATAATCATAATCAATATAATCCATTAATCCTGTATCCTCTAAAAAAGAATCATTTAAAAAAGCAACAACGTCAAATTCTGTAGGATTTGGTGTTTTTAATTTAGCAATAAATGATTTCATCCCTTCTTCTATTTCTTGATGATACTCTTCAAGATTCATTTCTTTTCTTAATTGATTATAACAAATACCTCCTTTGCTGTTCATAGGGGCACCAATTCTTAATCCATTTTCATTTATTCTAAAATATCCTCTTCCGTCTTTGCTATAATTTAATTTATTGATTTTTACCACTTCACAAACCATTGAAGGCTTTTGTTCATAGAAACCACTTTTTGAATCTTTTATAAACTCTTGAAGCTCTTTTTGAGACCCATTAAGAATTGTATAAAGAGCTTTGTTTAAAATATTAATGGCATAATCTGGTGTTTGTGATTTAGCTACTTCAAGTCCTGTTGTTTTTATTTTTGGATTTTCAAGAAAATAGCTTCCTTCATCATAAAGAGTTAAAAGTGCATATCTTTTTTTAGCAGTCCAAAATCCTTTAAGTGCTATTTTTTCAACCTTTGCACCCATGAATCCTTTTTTATAAGAATTAAATTTCTTTCTTATAAATTCTATAGTATCATCAATTATTGGCTGAATTTCATTATTAATAAAATCAAGAATTTTATCAATAAAAAGTTTCTTATTCTCATCTGAAAGAGAAGTAAAATTATCGGTTTTAAAATCTTCATTCAACCATTTTTTTACAATAGGTGCAAGAGACAAATAACCACTATCAGTATCAGCATAAATCCAGCTATTTCTTATATTATATTTTTCTTTAAGATACTTTTCAATATTTTGTCCTGTCATCCTATTTAAAAATCTTCCCATGAAAGTTATACTTCCAGAAATATTTCTATTACTCACAACAGCATGCTTATTATCTAAAAATCCAAATTCAGAATTGATATTAACTTTCATAGCTTGCTGGATAACATTTTTTAACACCGCATATTCTTCAAGCCTTTTCTTGTCCTTTTCTTCAACAGAATACGTATATACATCATCCCAACTTAAATCTTCTTCAATTAAATTAGAAATTGCAACAGCAGATAATTTTTTACCATTTTTATTATTTAAAATAGCTTCTGCTTTTAGCATTTTTTGTTTTTCCGCTTTTCTTCCATAATAAAATTCTTCTAAAATTTCAGGTAAAATTCCTTGTTCATCAATCCTAAAAAATCCCAACCCAGCAAATTCAATATTATATTTTTTACAAACATTCTCTATTTTGTCCAAATAATCTAAATCGTTTAGAAGTTTTTCTTCATTTTCATCACTTAGATAATCTATAATCTCTTTGGCTTCTTGTGGAAGCTTATGATAAGGAATATAAGTATCTGGACTTAAATTAAATGCTACTTGTATGGACGGATAAAGTGAATTATAATCATAAGAAAAAAGCCATTCTATCAATCCAAATATCGGTTCTTTAACATATCCACCAACTATTGGTCTATGGTCGGATGATTCAGGTTCTGAAGGTAAAACTTTTTTCTTCTCTATAGCAAGATGTGTCAATAAATCCGTCCAAGGGGCAACAGTCCCAAATACATTATCATAATTTGTTCCCATCATTTCTGCAACTGTTTGAATAAGTTTTAAAAGACCTACAGTTTTATCAATATCTCTAAGTAAAACAATATCCATAATAGCATAATCTGTAAACTTTTCATAATTATTTATAAAGAACATTCTAATTGATTTATCTTCTCCGTAATCAACTTTACCCTTGTCTTCACCTAAAAACACTTTAGCAATATGATCCAATGAATAAGATTTTTGATCCTTAAAAGTAAATTTCTTAAAAGCAAGCATTAAATCTATAAGATAAATACCTTTCCAAGTTACCTTTCTTTTTTTCTTTCCAAATTCTTCAAAATCTTTATATTCTGTTTCTCCAAGGGGAGAAAAATCATTTTTATCAAATCCTAATACTTCAGCCCTTATAGTTAAATAAGGAAAGTCAAATGTTTCAGCATTCCACCCTGTTATTACAGTAGGATTTCTTTTTTTCAAAAATTTAATAAATTTTTCAAACATTTCTTCTTCTGAATCAGTAACAACAAATTTTAAATTTTCTAAATCATTTTTATATTTTTCTTTTAATTCTTTCTTTTTGTCCTCTGAAATATCTTTCCACATAAATATTATGCCTGTATTAGTTTTATTATCAAGTATTTGTATGTGTGTCACAGGAATTTGACCTGAAAAAACATTAGGAAACTCAGATTTTTGAGGATCAATAGCTTCAATATCAAGATACCAAACATTTATATCAGAATGAGCTCTTTGTTTCCAAGCTTCGTGCCAAAGTATAATTTGAGGTTTTAAAGTGTTGAATTTCTTTTTGGTTAGTTCGCAATATTGTTTTTCTTCTTTGAGAAAAGTAGAATTTCCAGTTAGCATTTTATATTTTATGTCAGGATTTGTGAGATGTTCCCAATCTCCATCTTTATCCTGAACAAATAAAACTTTTTTTACATTTTGTTTATCAAAAACAGAAACACCATTTATATTTTTTCTAATATATGTGTCCCATTTTTTAGTAAAAACACCTTCTATCATTAAAAGCCTTTTTTATAATTAAAATAAAAGAAGAAGTAAATTAATTTTCTTCAAATGCTAAAATACTTGCTTCATTCACAACTGAATAAATTTTTCCTCTAACTATAATATCATATGAAGCATGCTCTTCAAAAAATACCTTCATATCTTTTTTGATAAATTTAACATTTGGACCAGTTTCTTTCACAACTCCTTCTGATAAATCTTTATTAGAAGATTGTTTGGTTAAAATTATACCACTTTCCGTTTTTATTTCTTTTTCACTTTCGATTTTTTCTATGAATATTTTTTCTCCAGTTGGTTTAATCATTTTAATTTCCTTTAAATAATTTTTTTAATAATTGAGAATAATTGTTAGCCTTTTTTTCAAAACACCAAGTATTACAAATCCTTTTCAAAACATTTAAATCTATTTTTCTTATTCCAAACAAAAATTCATAAAATTCTTTTTCATATCCATACATAAAAATTAAATCAACTAAGTAATTATACATTTTTTTATATTTTAGAATTTTATATTTTTTCATGTATTTTGATGGAATGTGAAAATAAAATTTTAAAAAATATTTTACCTTTTTAAATTCTTCTTTCATATTTTCCCCTATATTTTAAAAATCGATTGATTTATCAAGTCATCTGTTGTTTCCTCCAAAATTTTAGATTCTGTGTAATCTGGTATTTCTTCCAAATCTGTAAATCTACTATATTCAGGCTCAAATTTTACAATATGAGAAGAAAGATGTCCTCCAATCCTATTTTTCAAAAATTTCAGCATCACAGTTTTTTCTTGTCTCATCTTTTCATTAGAAAGAATTGCAATTATTGAATCAGCTGTTTGCACTATTCCTATTGAATCAGAAATTGTTTCCATCCCTGCTTCTGTATTATTGTATGCACTCCTATTTAACTGAAATGCCGTTAGAATAGGTATGTCAAGTTCCTTTGACAATCCATGAACTTCTTCTGCAATAGATTTATAATATTGATAACTTCCTGCTTTCCCTAAACTTACTCTTGAGCTACTCATAAGTCCTAAATAATCTATAACTAAAACGTCAGGTGTAAAACCATCCTTATTTCTTAATTTTTGAAGATAGGATTTTATTCGTGTAACGTTCAAGAACCCTGCTGGATATTCTTTTATTCTTAAATGTCCTAACTTACCCAATTTTTTAAATTTATTTTCATATTCTTCAAAAGAGAGATTTTTTATGCTATTAATAGGAACATTTATCAAATTGGCATCTATTCTTTTAGCTATTTCTTCTTCTGTCATTTCTAAAGTAAAATAAATCACATTTTTTTGTCTTAAAAGAAAGTTTGCTGTGGAATTTATACACATCATTGATTTCCCAGAATGTGAAGCTCCCACTATTATATTCAACGTTCTTTTTGGTATCCCGTTAGCCAATGCTTTATCTATTGAAGGTATTCCCAAAGGTATCCCTAAAATCTTTTTAGTATAATAATCATATCTTTGTTTTAATCCATCCAAATCATCATATTTCAACCCTAATTCTGTATCAAAATTAATGGCTAAAGATTGTTCTATTAATCCCAATATGACATTAAAATCTTTATCCTTTTCTATCAATTCGGCAGATTTTAAAATTGAATCAGTTAAACTTTGTTTTTGAATATATTTTTCAGATTCTTTATATAAAAATTCTTCATCATCTGGAACATCTGATTTTGCAATTAATTTAATTATT